CCCAATCTGATTATCACTTCGTACTCGCTGTACGGCTCGTATGAAGAGATTTTCGAAGGCACTGGCTACACGCGCTTCGTGGCCAGTGGCAATCGGTCTGGACCCAACCACGGAATCGGCGCTGAAGGTGACATCACGTTTCGTGGTGCCCCCGTCATCCCGGATCGCGATTGCGCGTCCGACGACCTTTACATGCTTAACACCAAGTACCTGAAGCTCAAGATCCAGTCGGGTCTCAACTTCGCCAAGACACCGTTTAAGGAGCCGTCGAACCAGATGGCCAAGGTGGCGTTTGTCGTGGTCGGGATTCAGATGGTCACAAATCATCGCGCCCGTCAGGGCGTGCTCTTTGACTGCGCATAAGACGCAATAGCCGCCGTCGCCAGGGAATCCTGTCTGACGGCGGCTCAATAACCTTGCCCCCAAGCCAATGGGGGTTCATACCCTGCTCACAGGGGAGAGGATGTAAGAAATGAGTTACTTAAATCGCAACAATATCACCAATCGCATTGGCGGCGACGGAGACGGGGCAAGCACCGGCCAAGGGATTTACGACGAGTCTTCTACTCCCAAGGCTGCCATTGGCGATAAGTTGGAGTTTGCAGATGGCAGGGTCTTCCGTTACGGGTATACCGCTGCGGCTATCAACGCTTCTGAATTGGTTTCCCAGGATGTTTCGGCTACCTGTCTGGTCGAAACAGATAATATCGTAATCGCTGCCGCTAACGGATTCTCTCCTGCGGCTGGTTCGACGAAGCTCCAGATTACCCTCGCAAGCATAACGAAGGACCAGTATGCCGGGGCATATCTGCAAATCGCCAATGATGGAGGAGATGGCACTGGCGAGGGGATTCAGTATCGAATCAAAAGCAACAGTGCGACGGATTTTACGACCTCTGGCAAGGTAGACATTGAGCTGTATGATCCAATCAAAGTCACCTTGACTATTGCGTCTGACATCGCAATTACCGGTGGACTGTGGTATAACCTGAGAGCTGCTGTTGGCACAGCGGATTATATTATTGCTGGGGTTTCTCCTATTGCATTTACCGCCAATTACTATGGATGGTTCCAGACTGCTGGAATCGCCTTGATTTCATGTGATGGCGCTCTTGCTATTGGAGTAAATACTACGCTGTCCGACAGTGACGCTGGCCATGTTCAGTTGAAGGATGCTGAAACTGAGCCTTTGGTGGGTTACACTACGTATGCATCGGATGACGATGCTCATGTGGGCGTTGTCCTACAGGGCCTAACGCCGTAGCAAATAACGAAGGCGGACACATTTTTTGTGTCCGCCTTCATCAAACAACACAACGGAGATATTATGGCCGAGAAGAAAGCACCCACAGAGAACCAGGAGGGGTCCACGGCGGTTGACGAGCTGGTGGGCATGATTCAGAAAGCTGGCCCCGAGGCACAGAAGGCGATGCGAGAAGCATTGGGTGTGGGCGGGGCCATTAAGAAGTCACCGCCTACCCAGTCCAACCAGGACGCCAAGCGCATTGCGTATTCAGTGGGCGAGATCGTGCAGCCGGAAGGGTTTCAGCCGAAGGCATCACAGGCCAAAACTGAAGAAGGATCGGAAGCTGTGGCCGAATGGCTGGCGCAGTGGAACCAGAGAAACAGCAACCCGTCCAGCCAAGCCGAAGAGTACGCCGACATCGCGCAGATGTAGATGGCCGAGAAGTTCAAACAGATACAGGCGGCATCCTTTTCTGGGGATGCTGCCACGTTGGGCACGATCCAGGTTGAGACCATCGTGTTGGGGTCGTACGTCACTCTCGCAAATTTGACGACGACTGAACGAGATGCCCTAACAGCCAGCAATGGCATGGTTATCTACAACGCGTCGACCAATAAGCTGCAAGCCTACGAGAATGGCGCGTGGGCAAATCTGATTTAACCGGGGGAGAGTGGGAGACTGAGCGCATGAGGTGACACTAACTGAAGCCTACACCATGGCGTTAAAGCGGGTGGGCTTGGACGAAACCAGCACTACGTTCAAGGACCAGATGCGGCTCTACCTCAATATGGGGGCCAAAGAGCTGGGTGCACTGGCGGACTGGTGGTGGTTATATAAACAGGGCACGCTCACCACGACGCATACCGTAACGGTGAAAAACATTTCCGGGGGCTCGTTTGCCGTTGGAAATACCATTACGGATGGTACCAATTCTGGCACCATTGCCGCGTCCTACGATGTGACCAACGCGCCAACCATCATCCACTACACCACGTCAAAAACGACGGATTTTAGTGGCACCCTTTCCGTTGGTGGCGTCTCGTCCACCGTTGTTTCTGATGTCGTCACGCGCCAGTATCAACTGGCCAGTGATGTATTGTCTCCCTACAGCTGGCGCGACGAAACGAACAACCGAGTCCTGGCCATTGCCAGCTGGGACGAAATGGATGAAGCCGACCCCGATCAAAACGAGACGGGAGATGCCCGCTGGATCATCCCGGAGGGCGCTGACTCCAACACGGGGTACCAGCTGGTGGCTGTGTTCCCGCTGCACGATACCTCCAATGAAACTTTCCGCTACCGGTACTACGCCTATATCCCCGATTGGACATCCGACGATGACTCCACCGCACTCGACGGATGGATTCCGCAGCCGCTGCAACCCGCACTTGTTTACACGGCTGCGGCGCTGTACCAGCAGGAAAAGGGGGATGACGATGGCGCACAAATCAACCGACAAGAAGCAGACCGACAGGTAGACCGTGCACTGCGTGTAAACTCACGCATGTGGGGCAATCGCCATCGCGCCCGCAGCCATAAGTTTGGCGGCGGTAGTGCCTTCGGGTTTTTCGTGCAGGAAGGATCGCTAAGTGCCTAATGGCTATTGACGGCGATGCCATTGTTCATGGCCCATGGACTGCCGGTGCAGTCTACAACCTCCCGCCAGAAAACCTGGAAGAAGACCAGTGCACCGATACGATCAACGTACGGATCGGGCAGGCGGGGGAATGTGAGAAGCGCACCGGGTCCGCTAACTATGCTGGGAGCCAACACGCCATTTCCGGCGATCCCAACGTCATGCTTGCGGGGGAATACCGCGAGTCTTCTACGTCGCAGCCAGTGTTTAAGGCCGCCGGCGCAGTGTTCTGGGAGTACTCCGGGTCAGCATGGAATGACCGCACCAATAGTCAGACAATCACTGCCGATAAGCCGTTTACATGGGTCGGGGCCAACGGCACGCTGGTTATCACCAACGGCACAAATGCCCCGCTAAAATGGACGGGCACGGGGGCAGGACTCGCCTTGCTCGACGTGGACAGCCGGTTCACGACAGCCCAGCACGTGGCCTTTTGGGACAACCGGCTGTGGATGGGCAACACAAATGCCAACACAGACCGACTATGGCGGTCTGACCTGGGCGACATCGAGACCTGGGGTGCCACGTCTTTCTACAACCTGGGCAGTGACATCACCGGGCTTGTGCCGGTGGCAGACTCGCTGGCCATTCACACAGCAGACGGCATCCACACGCTGACGCCTACGGGCAACGCCACGATCCCGTACCAGCTGCAACAGCAGACCCAGCAGGCTGCGCTATCGGGCCGCAGCGTTGTGACGGTTCCTGGCAACCGGCAATTCTTTGTAATGCTGGAAGGGGTGTACGAGTGGGATGGCGTAGAGAACGTGACCAAGGCATCCATTGACCTGGACGAAGGATATTGGGGCCAGCTCAACCCCGCTGCCCTGAAAAACAGCTTTGCCATCTATTACCGGCTTAAGAACGAAATATGGATATGGCTGCCGTTTGGCAGTTCACAGACCAATATGAATGACATCATGGTCTACAACGTGGAAAAGGAGCGCTGGCATGGGCCATTCCGTGGCCAGGCCAACACCACGTATTACGAGCGAGCCTGTGCGGCGATGATTAGCAACAAGCCACACGCAGGAGATTTTATTGGCGAGCTTGTGGATCACGACCCGGAAGTTTACACGGATGTGAATGACTCCTCGACGGCTGCTATTCATGCTTCGTTCACGACCAGCGCCAAGGCACCAGAGGGTGAAGAATCCCGGCTCAGATGGCTGTTTGCACGCAACTACTTCGACTCGATTGGCGCGTTTGACATAAAGCTACAGCAAGTGTCATCCGGGATCGTCGGCCAGACTCAGACCGTCACACAGCAGGGTGCGGGCTTTAATCTGAACACGGATGAGCTGGACACGGGCAAGCTGGGAAGCGTGCGCGTCCTGTCTCGTGATTCTGAATTGAGTGGCTATGATCCCCATTCATCCATCACGGTATCGCAGAACGTTTCAGCTGAATGGTTTCGGATACGAAGGATCGTTCAGGTCTACAAGGATTTGGGTATCAAGCGCAAGCGGAAAGCAGGAGTGGAGTAATGTCAACAGGCTCGTTCTTGAACCAAGGAAATCGACGCGGCACCGAGTCCCAAAACCCCTATTTCAAGCTGGGAGATCCAATCCCTCGACAAGGGACTCGCCAAGAGGTGCCGTTTCAAGACATTACACAAAGGGTCACGTTTGAAGCGAATATCGCGCCCGAGCTGCGGCAATTCGTTGACAGTGCGTCTGCGGCCGCCAATGACATTTCGGGCTTTAGCAATTTTCAAACGCCGTCACAGTGGAATCCGTTTGCAGCAGGGGTGACCGAGACCGGCAAGACCATTGGGGCGTTTCCCGACCAGATAGGGACTGCACAAACCGCAGCAGACACTCTCGACAGGACGCTTAGCGGCGCATTGCGGTCTGCCAAGGGTTTGACGGAGGGTTCGTTCAGCGGGCAAGCAGGCGTCATCCCTGAAGCTATTGGCCTTACCGGGCAACTAAGCGCTGAGCTGGGCAAGATTACGGTACCCGACATTACGCCCGAAGCCATCCTGCCGAGCGAGGAGGTTTTGGCGACGGAGATGGGAAAAAGGCAGCCGAGTGCATTCGCAATAGATGATTTTCTGCCGACCAGGGAGGTTCTGGCGACGGAGATGGGAAAGAGGCAGCCGGGGGCATTCACGGTAGGAGATTTTCTGCCACAGATCGGACGTGCGGACCTGCTTGAGGCACTGCCAGGCCAGCGCATCCTGGGTAGTGACATCCTGCCGCAGATTGGACGTGAAGATTTATTCAGAACACTGCCAGGCCAGAGACTGGGCGCAGGCGACATTTTGCCGCAAATTTTACGTTCAGATCTACTTGGGGCACTGCCCGAACAGACACTGGGCGCAAGCGATATCCTGCCGCAAATTTTACGTCCAGATCTGCTTGGGGCACTGCCCGAACAGGCGCTGGGTGTAGGCGATGTCCTGCCGCAAATTGGGCGTCAAGATTTATTGGGGGCACTTCCGGGGCAAAGACTGGGCGTAGCTGATATCCTGCCACAGATCGGCCGCGAAGATTTATTTAGAGCGCTGCCAAGCCAGAGACTGGGTGTAGGGGATATTCTACCGCAAATCGGCCGCGAAGATTTAGTCAGAGCGCTGCCAAGTCAGGCACTGGGTGTAGGGGATATTCTACCGCAAATCGGCCGCGAAGATTTATTTAGAGCGCTGCCAAGCCAGGCACTGGGTGTAGGCGATATTCTGCCGGAAATTGGACGTGCGGACCTGCTCGGAACGTTGCCTGAGCAAAGGCTGGGCGTTGGTGACGTTTTGCCACAGATCGGACGTGAAGACCTGCTCGGAACGTTGCCCGAACAGAGGCTGGGCGTAGGCGATATTCTGCCACAGATCGGACGTGAAGATCTATTTAGGGCATTACCTGGCGAAGGACTTACGCCGAGTGACGTTCTGCCACAGATCGGACGTGACAACTTGCTGGATCAACTGGCTGGCGAGCGCATCTTGAGTCGCGATATCCTGCCGTCGGAAGAAGACTTGGCCCGGACGGTGCCCGAACTGCGCCCCGCCCCGTTTTTGCCGAGCGACCTCCTGCCAACGAGGGAGCTGCTGACAAGCACGTTGGCAGGCTTGCGGCCCGATGCGTTCTTGGCGAGCGATCTTTTGCCAACGGAGGAGCAGCTGGCAAGCACGCTGGAGGAGCTGATACCGGGTGCCGGGGGCGTTTACCCACCCGCTGGGAAACCAGCTGGCCCAGGCGACACAGGCGAGCCAGGCGACACAGGCGACCCGGCTGAACTGGAGGGGATGGACAAGCTGCTGGCAGACTTACAGTCAGTCATAACGACGTTGACAACTGGCCCCACTACAGCAGAAGAGCTACGAGCTGATCCTCTCACGGCATCACTGCTGATGGACCTGGAGAAGCGCAACGAAGAAGATCGGGAGCAGGCAAGGGAAGACCTGAACCGATTGGGCTTGATGGACTCTGGCAACCGAATCGACATTATAAACGAGCTGCGAGCCGGTCAGAGGCGGGCTGAGGCGAGCGTGCTGGGTGATGCTGCCGAGCGTTATCGCACAGATCGGATCAGCGGCCTGACGGGCGGCACGGACTTGTTCGGCACGGCCTCACAGCGCGAGCTGGGCCTGGACGAGCTGGACTTGAGCCGACAGCAGACAGACCTGGACATCATCGCCGCCATCACTGCAGCGCTGGACCCGGATCTGGACCTGAAAACGGGCGATCCGAAGCAGAAAAACCTTGCAGCGATGTTGCTGGGCCTGACAGGAATCCCGGACGTACAGTATGACCAGCTTTTGGATTTGATCGGACTGGATCCGGAGCAGCGGACGGCCTACGGACGCGGCCATCGGAGAAAGCCGCCCACGACCCCAAGAGAAGGACAATAGGGAGCTAAATTATGGACCCGCTTACATGGGCAATGATTGCACAGGGGGCGCAGAGCCTCGGCGCAAACGTGCTCGACTACCGAGCCCAAGGACAGGTCGCCAGGCGGCAGCGCGAGCAAGATGCTTTAAACGCGGTTGTTGGGTCATTGTCTAACAGGCAGAGCCCCCGAAGAGCCCCGGCGCAGGGCCAGTCGGTAGCTGCCAATGTGCTTCGTGGCCTTGATCCGCTAACGCAAATGATGATGCAGCGTGCGCAAAGGAAGCCGACCCCGCAGACGCAAGACGTGAGTGGGTCACAGGCAGCTGTGAACAGTTTAAACCAGATACTGGAGAATCTCCGCAACCGGTCTCAACAGGGAGGCTCAACTGGCGGGGTCGGATTTCCATGACACAGGCTATAGCAAGTAGACCAGGTGGCAACAAAGCCAGGGTCTCCGTTCAGGAACGCATTGATCAGTTAGTTGCACAGGGGGTTCCGCTCGACGAGGCGACCGAGCAGGCTAACAGGGAGGCAGTGGAGGTTATGCTTCCGACCGCTGCGCCTACAGACCCTCTTCCTGGCGTGACAACAGCATTTACCTTTGACGATGCGCCTACAGGCCCTCTTCCTGGCGTAACAACAGCAGCCACCTTCGGCAATGGCTCTACAGGCACTCCGGCGGGGCCATCTTCGCCTCATCCTCCCGGCTCTGCCGCCTGGTTGAAAGCTCGGCGTCAGAAGCTCGACGAGCTTAATCGAGCCTACGACGCTTCAGCCGGAGAGCCTGGGCCGGTTGGCGATTCAGCCGGAGAGCCTTTGCCGGTTGAGGGGGTGGGCGAAGACGCCCAGCAGGAGATCAATGGACGGGACTCCGGTCCTCCAGGCCGGTCAGGTGATGGCGGGTTTGCCGAGCACGCACGTGTGGCCCGCGAGCATGGGGTCGTCGATCCGCGCCTAAAGCGGATGGTAGAGGAATATATCGGGCAGGAACTGACCGACGAAATGTTCCTTCGAATTTCCAACCCTGGTTCGGTAAGGCCGGGCTTAAGCCCGGTTGAGCTGGATGCGCCCGAGCCAGATCTGACGCCACTTACGGCTCCGGCTTCGCCGACAGTAGATAAGGTGCCGTTTAAGCAACGAGCGATACATGAACTGACCCGCGACCAAGGCGACTTGGGCTTTCGCCTGTTGCAGACGCTGGGCAACGTGGGCGGGGCCGTCGCTGGCGGCCGAGCTATTCAGGATGCCAACAGGCAAGACCAATCATCGCAGGCGCGGGCCAACCTCATAAATGCGCTGTCCAGCCGTGCTGTCGCCCGTGGCACTCGCACGCAGCCGTCGCTGGGGCTCCTGGGGCAGTTGTCGTCTGGCCTTACTGGAATTGGAAAGGCAGGGCTACAGCACGGAGAACTGCGCCGCAAAATAGACCAGCAGGAGTTTCTCAACAGGGAAACCACAAGGCTTACAGATGCGAGGCGGGCGGGGAAGGGAACATCCGGGTCTGAGATTCCGAATCTCACCGAGGGCCAGCGAAACCTTATGATGGATCAGCTGCGGAACGCCACCGGACGGACACTGGAGGAGAGGGCGGGGAATGCGCGGATTGATCTCACGGCAGTGAACAACCGGGACCGCATGGCACTCCGGCGAGCCCTTTTTCCCGAGGCAGCCGTCACACCTGAGCTGGACGACTTTTCCGAAGCCCTAACGTCATTGGGCGCACGCAACCCGGGAGCCGATGCGGCGACGCTGCTTTCTGACTCAGGCTTGCAAATTCCATCCGGTTTTGAGTCTGCGGCAATAGGCGTAATCAGAAATGCCCAAGATAAGGTTGAACCACCGGAGCCTGACGAGCCTGGCGACCTGGAAGCCGACCAGAGGCGTGCCCTGACAGACAACCTACGGTCCTTGGCGCAAGAAGGCGAATCCTTAGACGCGGTTTTGGATCGCAACCCCGAACTGTCTACCCGCTTCAATAGCCTGGGTGAGGCGGACCAGGGCTTTGTGCGGGACCGCTTTGCGGCCCCGGTGCCCATCGTAGACCGCGTGCCCCCACGGCAGGCGGGAGCTGGGACCGGTACGTTCTCCGACACCGGCAAAATGAACATGGTGGACTCTCAACTCTTTAGCGCACAAGTGGCGCAAATTGGCCTCCTGTTTGGCCAGCAGGAGTTGCGCGGCGACTTTTTGGATCGGGCGCTATTGGCCTTTGGGCTTGATGGCATCCCGGTTCTGGACGAAGACCAGGACGGCTCGTTATCCATTGGCCTGTTTAACCGGGTTTTTCAGGAGCAATTCCCAGCCTCGTCCCATTTTCGCCAGATGCTGGGCAGCTTTGCCATTCAGTACGCCTCTGCGATCAACAACGGCCGCCCGACAAAGGAAGATCAAGAGGCAGCGATGCGAGCCCTGCCAGTTAAGGGTGAGAAGTATGAGATCCAGGTGGATAAAATGCGGATGCTGTCCGAAATTTCCACCATTCGTAGCATCGTCACGGCCTACGCCTACACGGGCAACAGCAACCTGGCGTCGTTGGGTTTTGTGGACTTTGGCCTTGCGGAAGGTGAGCTTAGCCTAACAGGCCCACAGCTGGCTCGCGGCCCGCTATTGAAATGGGTACGTGATAACATTGGAAATAATGCACTTGCAGAGGTTTCAACTGCGCTGCGCAAAAGTGCCCGCACGTACGCGGAACCGGGGAGTGCGGATTCAGCAGACATAGGTCACGTCGTAATAACGCCACCCGAAGAAACTCCACCTGAAGAGGGAGTGCCCGAATAATGGCAACCGACAAACGGTTTGCATCACACGCCGATTTGGGCCAGTGGTGGATGGAGAAGCACCCAGAAGATCCCGCCCTTCGACGAATGGACCCGGCTGAGATTGGTCGCCAGCTGTTGCCGCAGCTGGCACCCCAGGGCTTCACCGTAGTGGACGAGTGGGGCAAGGTCAGCCTGGGAGAGACGGCGTGGAACTTCCCCGGTGATGTGTGGGAAACGGGAAAGGAGAACGTGGAGGGCATTTGGCATGGCCTTACTAACCTGTCTGAGACAGCGGGGCAGCTGGGCGACCTCGCCATGGGCGGCATTGCAGAGCTGGGCGACGATGCATCCAGGCGACAGCGGCCTTACCTTGGGGCTCCTATGCTCCAAACGCTGGGTCGCGGCCTCGAATATACAGGATTGGCAGATGACGAGAATCGTGCGATGGCCCGTGGATTTCGCGACCTGTATGAACAGAGCTTTGAGCCGGGCCAGGTTGAAAAACGTCCCGCCAATGCCCTGGCCAACGTCATGGACGTTCTGCCGGTAGGGCCGAATGCTCTGACCAAAGGTAAACTGCTGCGCACGCTGGGCACGTTGACACCATCGCGCATGATGCTTCCGCGCAACGTCGGTGCTGGCGTGCAGTCTATAATCGGAGGGGCGCGGGACCGGCTCACCAGGTCTGCTTCTGAGGAAGGAGGCCGTTTAAACAGAATGAGACAGCAGTTGAAGCGCTACCGCGACATGAACCGGGTAGGCGGCCGCACCATCCGCCATGACGTTGGGTCCACGATGTTTGGCATCACCACAGGTCGCCCGGCTGAGTTCATCTCACAGCTTTTGCGACGGTCCAAGGGGGATACGCCCAAGTTAGGCAGGGATTTCCGCAGATTCTTCGTAGCAGCCCGACAGATGGGCCGTGGTGAGCTGGCTGGCCGCCTGCAAAGACGCACCTTTGAGGCAATGAACCGGCTGCAGGAGGAGATGCAGTCTGCGTACCGGAGCGGAACGGACGAGGTGTTCGGGAATCTTGATGAGGTTCCCAACTTACCCATGGATCGGCTGCGGGAGGACGTTTCGCAGGCGATGGCAAGCATTGGCGTACAGGTCGGCCCTGACGGCAGGCTACTGTTTGATGAGTCATTCGTGACGCCGCTGGGGGGAGCCCGTGAGACGCTACGCAAGACGGTTGAGCCCCTGTTTAACCCGGAGCGACCTGCTGGTGCAGGAAAGCCGACTGTGGGCTTGCACAGCGATGCGATCAGCGCGTCCGAGCTGCACCGACAGCGACAGCTGGTTGACGATGCGCTGTCCACCCTGTCGGCCGACTCTGACGTGTCCACCAGGGCACGACATGGCCTACGCGCCGTGCGTGAGGCAACGGCTACTTACCTGGAGGACGCGCTGGGCGAGAAATACGTGACGGCGATGGAGGATTATCACATCGCCAGCATCTTGATGGATGAGCTTCAGACCAATTTGCGAGTCAACCCCGGCCAGATCACGCGGCGGGGTCAGGTTGTTGGCGGCTCTCAGGAGCCTGCCATGCGAGCCATGGAAGGAGCTATTGGCGATACGGGCCTGTCGGCACGGCGTTTAGACGCCATCGAGTTGCTGGAAGACATCACCGATACCAAGGGATTGGTGGACATGCAGCTGGCACAGATGGCGCAAGCATGGGCAGGCGGCGGGCTGATCGTTCGCAACGAGTTGGCCCAGCTTGGCCGCGAAATACTGAAGCCAGTCGGTGCCTTAATGGCGGGGGGCGCAGCCGTGGGCGGTGTGGCCGCTGGCGTTACCGGCGCAGTGACGGGTGGC